TACCTTCAGATATATTAACTCCAGCTTTAGAAAGGTAAACATTTTTTTGTAAAAGTCTAGCTAAAGTTTGTTGAGATTTAGTACCAAAATTACCTGCAACAATTCGATCTAAGGCTTCTCCAAAATGTTGTGAACCATAAGTTATACTTCTTAACTCATCAAGAGTAAGATTCATTGGGTTTTTAATAACAGGTTTAGGGGCTCCTTGAGCTTCTAGTTCTTTAATCCTAGAAAACTCAGCATCAGCATTTTGACCAGTCATTTCTTTAGTAGTAACATTACTACGAAGTTCACCTAACTCATCATAGTAAGTTTTACGAGAATTGTAAACATCCACAGCATTATAATCTGGATTAGCTTTTTCCCAATCTTCTTTAGGAGTCTCTTGTTTAATCTTTTCTCTATGAATCATAAAGTCAAGATAGTCTTGCGGAGATTTAAATGTACCTTTAGGTAAACCTACTTCATTTTCAGCAACACCACTTTCTAAATGTTCTTTAAGAATACGAGGATCTACTTCAATAACAGTATTATTTGCAGCATTAATATGAGTACGTACTGGTCCATGTTCTGTAAAACGGTCACCTTGATGTTCAAAATGCTCATCAACAAGAATGTCATGACGTTTAGAATAGTCTTCAGGAGCTTCCTTAGAAACATCTACAACTTTAGTCTCACCAAGTTTACTAGGAACATATACTTCTTGAGTTTTACCAGACGCTAAATCTTTTACATTTTCTGTAGATTTAATCTTTTTAAACTTTTCAAGAGAAGCTATTCTACCTAAGCGTGTAGGGTCTCCTGAAAAGAAAGGCATAGTTAAAGAGGAAATGGCAAGTTTATAAGGGTCAAACTCACCTTCAACTAATTGATTAGCTCCTTCAAAACCAGCACCACCAGCTGCTAACAAAACACCTTTTTTAATTGTATCTGGTCTACCAATTTTACTTACAGCACCAAAAGAAGCTAGATCTCCTGCAAAAGCTGACAGTTCATTTTGTTTAGCTCCAGCTTCAAGATAGTTATTAATGTTGTCAGAAAGAAGGGCATGTGTAATTTTACTACCTATATAACTACCACCAGCATAAGATAATAAATTACCAAATAAAGGCACAGCCCAAATAGAATGTCCTCCAGTAAAAGGAGCAGCAGCTAAACCAGCTTCTATTAAAGAATCTTCAAGTAATGCAGCAGTTCCAAAACCAGCCGCAGCCGCTGGAACACCTGCAGCTGCGTGACTAAGTCCAGTAGCTAAAGGATGTTGTTTAGGAGCTCTATTAGTTGGTACATTAACATTAGACAAACTTTGATCACTTACTTTATCGCCAAATAAGTCATCAAATAATCCAGGGTTTTTCTTAGAAGTTTCTTGTTTAGATTCATTTGCTGGTAATAAATCAGCAAACATATCCTTACCTTTAACATAAGTACTAGCCCCTGTATTTAGTTTAGACTGTAACCATTCTTCAGAACGTTTAGGTTGACTATAAGGACTAGAAGGAAGACTTGCCCAAGTTTTACCTAGCTTTTTAGTAGCAGCATCATAGTCTCCAGCTTCAATATCAGGAAGAGCACCATTACGTCTAATAAGTTCAAGAGCAATCTTATCTTGACTTTCTGGACTAAAGTCTGTAATACCTAATTTCTTAGCTAATTCATCATAAGTAGTTTTAGTAATTTGATATTTACCAGCAGCTGTACTAGGACCTTCTTTAGTAGTAATTCCAACAACTCCTGGATGCTTAGAGTAGTCATTAAAAGTAGAACCACCTACAATAGTATTATAGTCAGCTCCTTCAGACTCACCTAAGACATCTAAATATTTTCTAGCATTAGGAGAAATAACAGTAGTAGTTTGTTTAGGAGCAGCCATATACAAATCATCAAACATACCTGTTTTACTAGGAGTAACAGGTACAGGGGTACTACCTACTGGTTGTGTTGTAGGATTTGTAGTATATAAATCATCAAAACTAACAGCCATGTAAATCCTTTAAGAAGCCTTAATTAAGTAACCTTCATTTAACATACGTTTTTGTGCTTCAGCTTGAATACGTTCAGCTTCTTGTGGATTTGTTTTAAGAAGAGATTTAGCATGTTCCATTACTTTTTTGTATGATTCTTTAGTAGCAGGATCAATTTTTTTAGTATAGTTATATTTAGTAGTATCTAACTTAGGTCGTGTTGTAGCTTTAATTGATTCTTCTTTATCAATAAGTTTACCAGCTTGTTGTAGTTCTTGCAAAGCAGCTGTTTGATCTCTTACATCTTTATCTGCTGCTGTTCTAGCTGTAGTAAGAATTTCACGTTGTTGACGTAAAGCTTCTATTGCTGCAGGACGTTCTTCTTTAGGAATAGATAAGTTTACTAAGTTATCAATATCTGCAATCTTTTTATCAACAACAGTAATTTGTGTATCATAGTCATCACGTTGATTTTGGGCATTCTTAACATTAGTTTCAAAGTTAGCAAGGCTAGCTTTATATTTTTGAAAATTCTGTCCTGCTTGCCAACGATCTTGAATAGCTGCTTGATTTGCTGCAGCTCGAGTAGTAGCCATAGAACTAAGTGTTGTTCTAAGAATAGCTGCGTCAGAAGCTCGTTGATTACGACCTGTTTCTTTATAAACTTCTCGTTCCATTTGAGCACGTTGTTTAGTAGTCTCAGCATCATTTACAATTTGAGTAGCCTTAGCAATACGTTCTTTAGGATCTACAATAGGAAGTAAAGACTCAATAGGATATCCTTCAGCAGAGGCTTTAATAAGAAATTGAGCCCAAGCTTCATTAGGATTTGCTCCAGACTGAACAGCTTCTAAAAAACCATTACCTAATCCAGCAGCATGTTCTGCTAGTGCTGCAGTATTTTTTAAATGTTCATCTTTAGCAGCTTCTACATTTTTAATAAGGCTAGTTTGTTTAGTCATGTAAGCATCTGCTTGATCATGTAAACCAGCTTTATGTAACTCATTAGCAACTCCTTGTGCTTTCTGAAGCTCAGATTCTGCAATTTTATATTCTTTAGCAGAAGTAGTAGCCTTAGCAATAGGAGACTCTGGAGGAGCTGCAAAAGTAGGAGTAGACTCTTGTTGCATACCTGTAGGAGCAACTGGTTGAGCAGTTTGCATACCGCCTAAGTTATCAGTAGGTTGCATACCAACAGGAGCTTGTTGAGGTGTAGACATACCACCTAGTCCAGTAAGTCCTTTTTGAGGTACCAAACCTGTAGAAGCTTGAGTAGGTATCATACCTTGAGGTGCTACAGCAGCAGATGTTGCATCAGGAATCTCAAATGTTTTATATGCTTGAGGAGCATTATAAGCTTTAGTTTTTATTTCATCAGCTTTAGCATTTTCTGCTAAAACACGTTTAGCTTCTGAAGCATTAATTTCATTCTGAGCTATAATCTGTCTTTGAATCTCATTAGCTTGTTGATCATGTTCTGCTGCATAATAATCTGACATTAAAAATGGCATATTTACTTACCTTTCCAGTTTGGCCCAATAGTACCACCACCCATATTTGCATCACCTAAATAACCACCCATACCTATATTAGTATTAGGAGGTGAGTATCCTTCATAACCAGGAGAAGATGTGTATCCAGATACATAGTTGTTAGGGCTATAAGGTTCGCTAGAAGAACTATTAAAAACATTACCTAGACTTTGAACACCGCCAGCAATAGCTTTCCAAGCATTCTGATTTTGACTAGCATTTAAAGAGTTTTGATTAGCCATATTTAAAGGAGCATCTGTTGCTTTAGATAATCCAGAATACTGATTATATAAATTTTGATATTGTTGATTAAAATAATCTTGACCATAGTTTTGTAAAGCTAGTTTTTCAGCTCCAGATTCTACTTGTCCAGTTCTGGCTAATCCAGCATTAAGTGTTCGTTGCCCTTGTTGTAAACCACCCATATAAGTAGGTGAATTCATAACCATATTAATAGCAGCTTGATTACCACTTACACCTTCTATACCTGCAGTTGGAGTAAAGTTTTTTACATAATCATTATAACTTTGACTATTATGCGGATTTTTATTATTAAAATCCTTAGTTTTAGCCCATTCTTCATAAGTAAGTGGTTTATCTTGTGCTGTAGTTCCTGGAGTACCACCTTTACCCATAAGCGTTTGAAGTCCTGCAAAGTACTGAGGACGTTCTGAAGCATAAGGATCATAGTAACCTCCACCTGCAATATTACCACCAGAAGATCCACCACTATTCATTAAACTATTTATACCTGTAGCAATACCTACTGCTCCTCCTAGTGCTTGTAGGCCTGTTGCTACCGAAGTTATTCCTAAAGCCATATTAATTTCCTTCTAAAAGTTTGTTCATTCCAGATGTAAGCCCAAGAGTATTATTTTGCAATTTAGCATATTCAGGGGTAGCATCTTCTTCAATTTTACTAAGGTCTGTCTCTTTTGTTTGTAATACGGTAGTCCAATATGTATCTTCATGAGCATAACCTACTCGTTTCATACCTGCCTTAGTTGGAAATACATTGTAACCTCTAAGACGTTTCATTCCTGTATCAGTAGAAACTGTTATATCTCCACACATAATATTTATATGATTTTTATTATGAATAGCACCAGTTAAAGTAGTACCTGCAGGTATAAAAATAGTTCTAGAATAAACTTCTCCAGCAAGAGCATGAGTAGTATTTAAATCTACTTGAGGTAGTTCTGCAAGAATCTTCTCAAAGTTATTTACTTTAGCTATAATAGAATCTCTTAATGCAAGATCTTCAGACATTAATTTTCACCTACAGTAACATCCATCTCTACTGAAAGAAGACGAATAAAAGAATTATCAGTACAAAAGAATTCATAAGCTCTACGACGAGTTACACCATTTTGATAAAGCACAGGACGAGTATCAATAAGTTCTACATTACGATACTTAGACCAATTTTGATAATCATTATCTGTATGTCTAATACGAAGTATAGCAGCTGACTTATCACCAACAATTTCAACACGATTGATTGTTTTACGGTACTGTGTATCAGCATCTATTAAAGGACTTACTAATCTAAAGTTAATAACACCATCAGAGTCTGTGTAAGTATTTTGATCTAATTTATATAGTTTACCATCATGGGTATCTTGCAGGTAAGTATAACCATATAAAGATGTACCAAAGTCAGCTACAAAGTATTGTTCTACATTGTTTACTACAGAAGACCAAAATGTCCAATTCTTTTCATCAATATCAAACACAAGTGTAACATTTGAATCAGGAAGAGTTAAGACATATAAACTATGCCCATTAAACTTAATACCTAAGCCAGTACAGTTTGTACATGTATCTGTATCTAAATACTTATCAATAAACTGATTAGATATTTTAATAGGACTAATACCATTAAGAAGGTAAACACCTTTACCTGCAGTATTAGATTGACCTACCCAAACAACTGTCTGTTCAAACTTAGCTATTGAGTTACCATTAGCACAACCAATTTCAAGGTTAGCTGAAGAGTTAGATAACAAAGGAGAGCCTGTTGCTGTACCTGTGTCATAGAAAAATTGAGTAGACCATTGATTAAAAGCTACTACATAGTTAAGGTGACTTGTAATACCTGTACCTAAGTCTGGTTGACTATTAGAAGAAATATAACTAAGTGCATCCCAACTAGTAGGGTCAGCTGAATTAGAAGTGTAGATACGACCACTTGTAGTCATAACAGCTACATATGTATCAAGATAAGCTATACCTGGAACTAAGTCTGTAGGAAAGTAATTAAGGGCACTTGTTGCTGTTGCTTTAATACCAGCATATGTTAGTTGTGTAGTACCATTAGCAACAGTACCTGAAGTATGGGTAGGTGCTACTGTACCTGTAGTTCCTGCAGTAGTAACTGTATAAACATAACCACCAGAAAAAATCTGAGCATTTAAAGCTAATACAGTACTTGCAGTCCACTGAACACCAATAGTAACTGTAGGAGGAGTTACATAACCTGTTCCTGGATTAGTAATAACAATTCCTACAACGGACTTATTAATTGAATCATAACTAGCTGTACCTGTAGTAGTAGTACCTGAAGGTGGGGCTGAGAATGTAACAATAGGAGCTGAGGTATAACCACTTCCTGGAAGTACAACAGAAGCACTACTTACTTGGTCTGCAGTAATTTGTTTTAAACCTGTAGAAGAACTATAAATATAACCATTAGTTTGGTTATGAAAAAACAAATAATTATTGTTAAAAGTAGAAGTCCAAGCAAGGTTTTTTACAGTACCTGTAATACTACCAATAAGTGTAGAAACACCTGCAGTTGTTGTTTGATATATAACATTGTTTATACAAGAGTATAATTTATTAACATACGCAAAAACTCCTTGTCCTACATCAATAGGTTGTGTAGGAGTAGTTACTATTTTATTTAATCCAGGACGTTTAAGAATGGCTCCGCCTTCTTTATAAGCATTAACCATCTTAGAGTCTTTTAACGGGTCAGCCTTACGACTTTGTATTTCAAAAGATAATGGAAGTCTAACGGATGGCATGTTGATTCATTCGAACGTCAGGTTGGAAAAATGTACTATTATACTCAGTATCCCAAGCAGATAGTCTATCTTTATAAGAATTAGCTCTAGATATTATAGCACTAATTCGTTCAGTTGTCAAGCCATATTCTGCAGAAAGTTCAGAAGCTAAACCCCAACGTAAAGACTGATACCATTCTTGAGGAAAATCAAATGTTTGATTAGCACTTGTTATGTCTTGAATAGGACGTTGTACGTTTAAATGTATTTCATAGTTATCAGCTGTGTTTGTATTAGGTGTTAAAAACACTTTGACTACTCCATTGTTTACATATGGTTTATAGTAGATAGAGTTAACAGTACCTTCACTAAACTTAGATCCTAAAATATTATATTGTTGTTCTGAGATTAAGTACATAGGAATATCAATAGCAGGACTTACAGAGTTGTTACGTAAGAATGCTTGAATCAATCTAAGAGGTCGGTCACTAACTAAATCATTACCAGAGTCTGAACCAATAGTATAAGATGTTTGCCCTGCTACTAAAGGTAAAGTAATTTCTGCTGTAGTCCACAGTTTGATACCATCTGTCATCCAATCCTTAATCATCATGTTAAGTACTAAGCTAGCATTTTCAATAGCTGTAGCATTAGGAACAGCACCTTCTTCAAGAACACCTAGTAATCGTAAAGAAGCAGAAATAATATCATTTCGTGTTACACTAAAATTTGTTGTTCCTGACGTACTCATTTAGAGTCTCCATATTTCATTTGTATTAATTTAGAAGCAACTGCAGCACTACCTACTATACCAAGGTAAGCAAACCAAATATCTGCACTTGGATCAGGAAGCATAATAAACTTTATAGTCCCTGCTAGATAAGCAATGTTAGACCAAAGTTTAGAATGACTTACTACACCAGCTTCATTTAGAATTAATTGTTTTAACATAACTTAATAGTTTTTGAACTGTTCTAGTTTCAAAAATTCTAATTATAGTCCAAATAATAGTAAACAAAGCAGCTAAAGGAGGTAAGATTTGAGCTAATGTACCAAAGACAGTAAAAGCTGATATACCATCTATAATATGTTTAGAAGCTTCAGACATGGAAGTTTGAATATCGTTCATTTAAAAATCTTTATTAAGGAATAAAAGTATCTGTAATTTCTTGCCAGCCATTATTAATAGCATAAGTAATACCATCTATATCATCTAAAGTATATCCAATTACTACATTGCTATCTGTAATTTGAAAATATCTCATTATTTAACTCCGTAAACTAGAAGTGAACCACCTGTAAAAGTAACAGTTCCTGAAGTAATTGTTAATGTTGTGGTTGCTGTTGAATATCCTGTAGCTGCTGAAAGATTTGCAGTTGCAGATGCTATTACAGCAGTATATCCTGTTGTTAAATCTACCCAAAATTGACCATAAATAGGAGATGTTGTTATACTAGTTAACTGGGCTGTTCCAAATGATATGTTTTTAGTAGCACTATAACTAGAAAGTTGAACACCATTCATTACACATAATAATTGTTTATAGCCTGTAAGAGTTAAACCAGTTAAAGATGCTGAGGTACCACTTGGTGTAGATAGTGTACCAAGTAACGTCATACCACCTGTTGCTGGTGGTGCAGCACTTGTCCATGCAGAACCATTAGATGTTAATAAGTTTCCTGAGGTGCCTGGAACAACATAGGCTAGTACATCTGAACCAATTGCTACTCCTAAGTTGGTTCTTGCCGTTGCTGCTGTTGAAGCAGCTGTTCCACCAGTAGCTATAGCATTTACACCTGTAATAGAAGCAGATGATCCAGATACATTACCTGTTACATTACCTATCATACCACTAGTAAATGTTTGAGCTAAAGCCCAGGTATTAGTTGAATCTAATTGACCAAAGTTATTTAAGTCAACAGCAACTACACGTTGTTCTACTTTATCTCCAGATACCCAAGAAGAAGCTGATGAGCCATCTTGTCCACGGACTATTGTAAACGTATCTGTAGACCTAGCTGTAACTTTAACAATTTCAACAGTGCCTGCTACATTAGCAAGAGTCATGTAAAAGTATTGACCACCTGTAGGATTAGGAAATAAAACTCCTGTTCCTGTAGCAACTGTTAAACTAGTCACACTACTATTAATACTAGTAGCTAGTGTGGTAGCAGCATTATTTGAAAAAAGCATTAAACCTGCCATGTTATATTATCCTATTGTCTTAAGATTAATTGGTGAAGAATTTATTTCTTGTTTAGAAGTATTATAAAATATTACTTTAATATTTAATGATGCTGAATTATTTACTGTAAAAATACCTGCTGGAGGTGTAAAAAGAAATGGTATAAAAGAGTCTGCAGGTTCAGGACGTAACCAAGGAGCAATCTGAGTATCAGCTACACCTCGTACAAAGTCTTGAGGTTGACGGATTTCCCAATCGTCCTCACAACACATTAACCCATCCCAACGCTGTGTTAGCAGACTAGCTTTATACTTACGTCCACAGACATCACAGTCTGCTATCCAGTTACCCTTATCATATCTAGGGGTATAACTCATACTATACCTCTAATGGAGTGTATACAGGTAAGTCACCTACCAAAGTATAAACATTAGTTGAGCTTGTTGTTACTGTCATTTCAAGTCTATATGTAACACCACTTAAACCACCAGAAACTCGTTGAACTACTTTAGGTGTACTAATAGCTGGTGATCCTACTAAAATAGCACTAGGGCTAGAATCAGAACCATCTTTAACTTGTACTACACAAGTAGCTGAATTAATAGTTTCACCTGTTTTTAAAACAGCTGTATAGTCAAAAGTAAATAACTCATTTTCAGTAGTTAATTTATAAGAAAAAGTCCCACTCATACTATATCATCCTTGGTAATAATAACAGTTCTAATTTTGTCAACAAGAATTGTTCTAAACTTCTTAACAGATATAGAGCGTACTCTATCTTCTGCATAAATATAAATCTTACTAAGTAATCCATTAAAGTAAACAACAACAGCAATTAAAGTAACAAAAAAGTTAATAACAACTGTTAAAGTTTTACGACAAGCCTTACTTAGTATTAAATAATTAGTAACAAACGTTTGGAATAACTTTAATATAGACTTATTAAAAGTACTTGTAGAGGTTACTACAACACTTATAATCTTAAAAAAGAACTTAGCAGAGTCAACACTAGAAATACTTATTACTAAAACAGTTATTAACTTATTAACTTGTTTTAATACAGTACTTAAATTACTTATTATATTTAATATTAATTTATTAATTTGTTTAAATATAGTACTTAAACTACTTATTATATTTATTATTAATTTATTAACTTGTTTTAATATAATACTTAAATTATTTACTATATTTAGTATTGGTTTACTTATTTGTTTTAATATAATACTTAAATTATTTACTATATTTAGTATTGGTTTATTAACTTTCTTAAATATAATATTTAAACTAGTTACTATAT